TTAGTTTGACGCTTGTCGCGGCGTCGGGCACATCACGCGCATCCACTCCTCATTCCGAAACTTCGCCAGGTCAGCGCAAGCGCGCTCCACGGCCTCACTCTCGTCGATGCACTCGCCGTCGTATTCGGAGATCATGAAGGCGACGTGGCTGAACTTCGCAGCCAGATCGGGTTCACTCTCAGCCGGCGCATTGATGATAGCGCTGCTGATTTCCCACGAGGCATCGCCAAGTGCATCCATCGCGTCGTCTGGCATCGGCGCGTACTCCACCCGCAGTCTTTCGATCTCCTGGCGCAACTTAAGCATTCTCTGAATTTCGCTCACCATTCGCAATTTGCTCCGCATCAACCTTCAAACGAGTAATATGGAAAAGCCGAATGAGTGTCAATCGCCTTTTGCGTTTTACGTGAAAGAAACTTGTGGTAACAGGAATCCACCACCACACCACGATGAGGAGACTGCATGGCAAGCCCAAAGGAGTTGGTCGCTGCGATAGCAAGAGAGACGGGGGTTCCAGAGGGAACGGTCATCCAGCACGACCGCAACCTAGCGCTAGCCGAGCTTCGCACAATGGGCGGGAGGGGGCGTGCCGTGGCACGTGTGACCTTCGAGGACGCTGCAAACCTGCTGATCGCCGTCGCCGGCAGCCGAAACGTGAAGGACAGCGCTAAGACGGTTCGAGAATACGCCTCCCTGGCAGCGTCTGTGCCTCTTGTGTTCGATGACGATGGGAAAGAGGTGAAACGCGGCGAGACCTTCGGCGATGCGCTGGCCGCACTGCTCGAGGCGGTTCCTGGCGATCGAGATTCCTATCGCGACCCTGAGCATGGTTCGGTCGATGTTTACTTGTACGGGCCGAATCCATCGGCTCGCATTGAATGGCGAGTTGGCGGTAGATGCGACCGAATCGACTACCGTGCACCGAGATCGTCGCGCACATTCGCCGACTTGCAGTTCATTTCAAAGTTCACTCAGATGACGATCGGGCATGTCGGGGAGTTGGTGTCAGCAGACTAAGGAGAAAGAAATGCACGTTCCAACTCTTCGCGACCCTGGCTTTATCGCCCTGATCGACGAGGACCCTAACGGCAACTTTGTCCTATGGATGGCCGCGGGACTGGTGATGAACGCGCCAGTGGGTACAAACTCCGCTGGGTCGTCGAGCATTGGGAGACGGGCCGCAAGAAGCTCTATCGGACTGGGGCCGACGCGCGCATCGATGCCTTGAGTTGCGCACAATATGGTGGAGCAGGGCATAAAGCCAAAGCCGTCGCCGCCGAGGCGGAAGCCGCTGATCGACAAGCCAGATTAGTGGCTGCAAATGCGCAGCTGGTCGCATGAGAACAATGGGTAGGCGTTGAAATAGTCCGAAGCCGCAGTTCCATCCAGCGTGGCTGCTACAATGGCTTGTGCATTGTTAGCCCGTTAGCTCCAAAGAGCCGGCTGTAAAATTCGATCGCGTACCGATCGGTCATTCCCGCGATAAAGTCGCATATGGTACGTCGGCGGTTCAGTTCGTCCCCATTTCGGTATATCTCGCGGAAGTCAGGAGGCATCAAGCGGTCGCCATTCCTCTCGCTAATTGCACCAAATATTTTTTTGACGATGTCTTTTCCGCGGTACTCTACTACCTGCAACGCCGGAGCCCGGATTACCGCCTCATACGTGATATTCTTCAGCACCTCGACAAAAACAAATGTCTGCAGATCCAGCCTGGCTTTGTGAAGTTGCGGATATTTCGGATGCTCTTTGATTTCCACACCCTGCAAAAACACTTGTATTAAATTTGATGTAAATGCTGTTCTAGAATAGCCATCCTCCGCATAGTGTATAGCTCTCTTCTGAGCCTCAACGGAGAAGTACATTTTCTTGTACTCATTGGATGATTTTCTGCTTCGCAGAATTCTTAACTGTTCCGTACCGAAGGAAAATAAGTCTTTGAAAACCTCATGGAGGACTTCTTGGACGTCCTTCACGGCAACGATACGGTCATATTCAGGATATTGCTTCTTGAGCCTTTTATTTATTGTCTGGACAACAGAGTCGTATATGGCATCATCAAGAGCAAACAAATCTAGTGGCGTCAAGAATCCAAATTTAAATACATCCTCAAGATCGTAAGTTGAATACGCTATATCGTCTGCTATATCCATTATAGAGCATTCAATTGTTTTCAGCTCGTCGTTAATCTCCTCGCCCAGAACATGAATCTTAATTTTCTGTACTAACTCGCTGTCGCTTTCGTAGTAGCCCTTTACGACGCTATTTTCCTTACCAGATTCTCTATCGCCCGCCATGACCGGAATAATCGAGTCATACTTTAGAACAGAAGCAAGAGACCTGTAAGTTAAATTGAGACCGCAGCGCTGATCTTCGGCGTCATCAGTAAATGGTCCAATGTCGTCCGGCGATCCCAAAGTAACTTTCTTTTCGAGCCGCGACAAAACACGAAGGGTTTGCGCATTCCCCTCGAAACCGCCACTATGGTCCCGCATGCACTCGTCCAGAGCTTCCTCGCCGTTGTGCCCAAACGGCGGATGGCCGAGGTCGTGAGCCAATCCGGCGAATTCCACCAGGTCGGGTGCCAGTTTCTGTGCTGGATCTTCGAAAAGCGGGTGGGACGAGTTCAGTTTGATCGCTATGGACTTGGCGATCTGCGCTACCTCGAGTGAATGCGTGAGGCGGTTTCGAAAGAAATCGCCCTCGTGGCCCGGGAAGACCTGCGTCTTTCCCTGCAGTCGGCGAAAACTTGCGCTGTGGATGAGGCGCGCATAGTCCCGCCGCCATTCATCTCTGTACGTCTCTGGATTGTTGGTCTCAACTACACGTCCGCTGTCGGACTTCGAGTACAACGGACGCATACGCCGCCTTGATTATTTCAACTTTTGGACGAAGACACCGCTAGCAGGCGAGCGGTCCTTAATCAAGGTCCACGTTCCGCTGGGGCTCTCTACCGTGCTTTGCAACGTCCTCAACTCGCGCACCACGGTCTTGTAGACGGGGTCCTTGTCAGTTGCTGCTGCTTTAGTTTTGCTGGCTTTGGTCGTGGCTAGATTCGTCATTGACCATCTCCCCTTGGTACTCTGCAAAACGCTATGACATTGCTCGTAAGAATGGAAGCGCCTTTGTTGAGCGTGAATAGTATGATCGCGCCCAGTTGAGATAGAGTAAACGAGTGTACGCTGTTGCAACGCTGCACGCGTTTGCATGTTCCGATGGAATACCGCTCCACAGCTTGTGTGAAGTTGGGCTACATCATCCTGTGAGTCCGGTCAACGCCGCTTATCGATGAGGGCTCCATACGCGTCTGGCGCCTAGACCACGAACATCGACATGTCGCTCACATCCGCATCTTCATAGCTGCTGCGCCCACTCGCACCCTGAACAGCTCTCGCGGTCGACATGATCGCCGCGACGGCAGGATCGATGCGGTCAGCCGACCTGTTCTTGGCTGGCCGCCTGTTGTCGTTCTGGTCTCGCATCATCACGACGTTGCCCACTGCCCACCGCAGAAGCGGGGAATCGTGGACGAGCCGTCTGTTGAGGAACATGTCTTCGAACGTGTCGACGGGTTTGGCGAAGTTCATCAAGGTCTGCGGAAAAGCCGCAACCGGGATGCCGTCGGCCTCAAGATTTTCCATCAGTTCGCGGGCCAATGCGACATCGAAAACGCATTCCTGCACATCGAACAAGTCGACCAGGCGCCGGAGATATTCTTCGACAATGAGGCGGTCGACGATGTCACCGGGGCATACGGTTATCCATCCTTGTTCGGCCCAAAGGGGGTAAGGCGCGGAGTCGTTGTCGGCGCGCTTTCGCAACTGCGCCTCCGGCGTGAAGCCCATGCAATGAACCGCATAACGCTCGTCATCTAATTCTATGGTGCAAACCACGGCGCTAAGGTCGATTCGCTTTGATAGATCGACCCCAATCCACGCCTTGCGCCCGCGAAGCGTCTCAAGATCGATTTCGCCGTGCGCTTCATCCCAGATCGCCAAGTCCCATTCGGGGTTTGCGGCGCCGTCCAGGTAGACGCCGAGGTGCAGCCTGCGGAAGGATTCCCGCTCCGAAGGGCTGTGCTCGCACTTGTCGCGATACCGCTCAACCTTCTTGAGATTCGGATATCCGTGCGGCAAGCCAGGGTTCGTTGCCCAAAGCCAGGCATCATCGCGCCAGTCGCCATCGGCTGGCATTTCGAAGAGGACCGGCAGGAACGTTTCGTCCTGAATGCGGCCATCGGTGATCTTGCGAGCGTGATCGTACTTAGCCCAGAATGGGCCGGTGCGGCCGATGCCTGCCGTGGATGCGGAAAGCAGCAGCGTGTTAGGTGACTTGTTCAGGCCGGTCTCCACGGCCTCTAACAGGTCGTCCTTCTTCTCTGCGTGGCCTTCGTCCCAGAACGCGCAAACATCCGTCCTGCCATGGGCGTTCTTGGCGTCTGACGACAACGCCTCATATGCAATGTCGAGCTTGCGATAGGTAATGCGCTTCTCGGTGTCTTGGATGCGCACCGCCTCCAGAATGCGAGGTGTCGCGCGACATATACCGGCCATTTCCTTGAACGTTAGCGCTGCCTGTTCGCGTGAATTCGCTATGCTGGCGATCGTACTACCTGGGCGCCGCTCTGTGCCGCACAAGAACAGCATCAGGCAAGCGGCCATGAGACTGGTCTTTCGATTGCCTCTTCCAACCATGAGGAACAGTTCGTTCACGCGGCGCGAGCCGTCCTCAAGTGTGTCGCCAAACACCTTTAGAACGATGCGCTCCTGCCAAGGAGAGAGGTCGAAGGCGTTGCCAGGAAGTTTCGACTTTGGATGCTTGAGGGCCTTGATGAATTTTACCGCAGCGGCGCCCTTGCCGTGCGGGTCGGGAATGGATGATTCGTCAAATATCCACGCCAAATTCGGAAGCTTCACTTCCACCTGGTGCGCCTCCGCTGTTCTTCCCACGGGAAGCCGGCGTCAGACCGAGCTCAGCAGCTAGGCGACGTGAGGCTTCCAGATTTTCTTTGAGGATGGTGGTTTCGGGCCGGCGCTTAGGCCCGCTGTCCGATTCAAACGTCATGCCCAACTTCGAAACGACGGCTTCGGCCTGCCGCATGTTGGCAACGGCCAGGCAATAGGCCTCGACCGTGCCGAGCTCGTGGGCAGCAATCTTGCGGTCAGCCACTAGCTGTGGCACGACGCGGCGCCATTCGGCCTTGCCATGTGTGGGCAGCCAGGTCGGCGGCTTCGGCACGGTCGAGAGTGCGCCATCCAGCGCTGTTACCTCAGCTTTCCGCCCGCGCATCAGTTGACGATCCGCTCAACACAACGCAGCTCCAAGCCGCGGCGCCTGCCGATTGGCTTCAATTCCTTAAGGTCGTATTGCGAGCCGTTGTGCACAACGATGTCGGTCATAAGGACGCCATCCAAGAAGCGCGTGCGGAAGATCCGCAGTCGATCGGCTGAGATGCCCCACGAGCGCACGAACTCCTCAGTGGATGTCTCGATGATCTGAGCTCGCAAGGTGGCGATCGTCTCTGGGGGGCCGCCTGGCACCTGATTCCCATAGCCATCGTCGACAAGCGTTTCACGCTTCACCTCAATTACGTTGTCGAGCTTACCGCTCCGCATGATAGGCCTCCAGCGCTGCCAGACAGACTGCATCGCGAGTCGCGCCATGGCTCAGCGATATGCCGCCTTGGTGCCGGCCGGGGAGGCCCACAAAGAGGCGCCCGTCGGTATGGTCCTCGCGGATTTGAGCATTCCTAATTTTGAAATCACCTACACGCACGTCGAAATTCGCGACGATCGTGCTGCGCTCGCAGGTGACGTTGATCCTGGCTATGCGTGTGATTACGGCGTCAATCATTTCTGGCCTCACTCAAATGCGTAGTTCCGCCGATTCCTAATCACGTCGTCGACGCCGTTAGGGGCGAGCTGAATTGAGATGCCGGTAATGGTCGCCTCGCGATTCTCGTAAAGGTGTGCGGCCTGCAGCTTGACGGCCATCACGAGATCGGCAGGCACCTCGGAGGGAAATTCAGTTTCGATCGCATAGCCGAGAAAGGACTCAAGCCAGGCTTTTGCCTCATCGATCTTTGCGTCGATCATGGCATCGTCCGCGGTAGTGGTGATACCCAATTCGGCCTTGATATCGGCCAGTGAAACGATAGCCATGGATGAAATTCCTATTTGGGGGTTATTGCGAATTGTACGGGGACGGTGGTCCCTACCCGTTCGCGGGAAATTGACGACCGACCGGGGGTTGTGTCACTTTGGCGTTCAATCCAAGGAGAGGACACGCCAATGGCAGACATGATCAGGGAAGGCACATTCAGAGACGGCTTCGAGGTCGGTTATCGAGCGATAAAAGGGACCAGTGTTGGCATGCCTGGCACCCCAGGTCAGCCAGGGACTCGCGGCAACAGCACACCTTTCCTGATGGGCGTGCGCAAGGGCATCGAGCGTGCCTTGGGCAAGGATATCGACGACTTGCGGGATTAATCACGTCAAGCATGCGCCTGCTGCACTAGCGCTTCCTTCCCCAATTCTGCGATTGGTCACGCGCCGTTCGTCTCGAGTGGCACGGCAGACACATGCTTCGCAAATTGCTCTCAACTAGCCGCAGGCGGGGGGCATCCCGTATGCTTTTGATATGGTCGACATGCGTGGCCTTAGCCTCGCAGCCTGGCACGCAACAGGTGGGATTGACCTGAAGGAAAGCATGCCGTAAGCGCCACCAATCCTTGTCATATCCACGCTCAGCAGCCGTACCACGGGCCGCGTCGTTTGCCTTCTGCCTTGCCGTTGTGCGGGTTTGCTCATGTGCGCACTTGGTGCCCTTCGGCACGCTGCAGCCACATGCCGTGATCCGGTTCGCCATGGTGCCTCCATAGATAAAGGCGGCCAGGATCACCCTGACCGCCAAAACGCGCCCACCACGGCGCTTGCCATGCCCGCGTCGCCCATGTCCCTTTACAGAGTGGCGGCAGCGATGCGGGCTTAAGGACTGGCCGAGCCCTTGGGAGTAGCCGCCAAGATAGGGTTTAGGCAGCGGCGACGGCCAGGGTGCGGAACGCCTCTGCGAGCAGGAGCTCGCCACCTACGCGACGGCGTGCCCTGAATTTGACGATGCCGTTGTCGGCGCCGGTCACGTCATCGCGCAGGATATCGAGGCCAATTCGGTCGACGACCTGATAGTTGCTAAAGTCACCGAAGACGACCGGAACCGCGGAGGCGCCGAAGTTGGCCATATCGGGGAAATCAACCACATTCGCGCCGAGGAACCGGGCAGGCTGCCCGTTGGCGAGCGAGTCAGACCAGAGCGTGCCCTTGGTAGTGCTATCGGCGGCCGCGCGGATCTTACCCATCATCTGCCGGTTCATCGCCCACGTGCCATTCATGGCATAGGCTGAAGGCAGGCTGTAATATAGCTCAATGAGTTTCTCGATCAGATCGGACTCATCAAGAGCGGCCGTAACCGACGTGAACACGTTCTCGGAGTCGAGTAGACCGGAAGGCTTGCCGTTGCCGTCGCCGGTAACGAAGGCAGTAGCCTCAGCCTGCGCAAACTTGATAGCGATACGATCGGCTAGGAAGGACGAAAGATCAATGAAGGAATCTTCTAGAAGCTGACGCGAAACCGGGATGACCACGGCATGCTCATGCACGTCAATCTCGACCTGCCCGAACGTCGGTTCAGACGACGGGCGCGCGCCGGTTTCCGTCACCCAACCGCCTGCCGCATCAGTGGCCAAGGTCGGGATGAACACCTTCGAAGTGCCGATGCTCATCACCGAGGCAATCGAACGCATCGGGGAAAGCTGCACGAGCTTCTTCACGATGTTGGCGGAATATTCCGGCGCAACCGTGTAGCCGCCCGAAGCCGGAGTGCCTACCACAAGCGTCTTCAGCTCGGCGTCGACCTGACCGTTTCGCAGCCACTGGTTAAGGGCTTTCGTCTCGACTTCTGCGCTTGGCTCGTTGTCGTTGTCCGCGGTGAGGCGGCTGGCCTTCGCTTCGATTGCGTCGAGGCGGGCCGTCATCTTGGCCTCAAGGGTTTCGAGTGCCTTGGTGTCGATGGTATTTTCGGCTGCAGATGCAGTCATATTAAGTTCCTTTGCAAAGGTGATACGTGCGTCCGGGTTGCATGGTACCGCAACGACCGAACATTCTTTGAGAGAAAGCTTGCTAATGAGCCTGCCGCCGCCTTTGCGTGGACTTGCTTTCTCAGTGACGAAGCCGATAGAGAGGCCTTGGACGGCCTTTTCTACTATAAGACTTCTTACCTCCGCAGCGCGCGCAACGGAGTTGACTAGCAGGCGGCCTTTCATTACCAGGCCTTCTGCTGTTGATTTGATCTCGTCCCAGACGCCGACCGGCTCGTCGTGCTGGAAGAGTAGCGGCAGGGGCGCAACCGCTCCCTCGAACGCTTTTGGCTCTATCTCATCGCCGACCAGATCAACGGAGCCGAACGGCCACGCGATGCCCTCTATCGTGCCGTCGTCTGAGGCCGTCAGTGCCGCCTTGATCTCGATGCGCTCAATTTTGCTCACGCAGCATCCTTTCTGGTTGTGGCTTGTTGTCGTTGGCAGGTCCCGGCCGCACCGGTTCGATGGCGGGGTTTGCTAGAACGTCACCTTCCGGCCCGCGGGTTTGCAGCCCTAGCCAGTCACGTCCTTCGTTCGTCGTGATGAAGCGCGACGTGGCCAGCGTCGAAAGTGCCGTCGCTCGCTCGGTGAGCGAACCCTGCGAGAAGTCATCCACGTCGAAGGCGAAGCGATACTCGCCGCGCTCTGCGTCCGTGAGCAGCGATCGGTTCAGGGCCGCCTCCATGGCGCGCAGCCATGGCAGCACGGTGCTGGTGATGTACTCTTTCGCGGCCTGGCCGTAGTTGCCCCAGGTTGCGCGGTCGAGAACTCCAAGCATGTGCTGCGGAATGCCGAAGGCGCGGGCCACCTCGCTCAGTTGGAACTTTCGAAGCTCCAAAAGCTGAGCGTCGACCGACGTCATGGTCATCTGCTCCCACTGTGCACCGTCCCATAGGAGGGCAGTCTTTCCAGCGTTATCAGCGCCCTCGAAGGCCGACCGCCATCCGGTGAGCATATTACGCACGCCTTCGGCACCGATCTTCACGCCACTTGGCATTGTAATCACGCCAGATGGGCGGGCCGACTTTGCCCAGAAGTTGGTGACGTACAGCTCCATTTGCTTTGCGGCCGTAATGGCGTCACGCGCCAGGCTGAGCGGGCATCGGCTGAAGCCGGAGCGCACGTGGATGATATCCTCCGAGCGGACCTTCTTGCCGCCGATACGGTAGGCAGGCTCGCCGGTTCCTTTGGGGCTGTACTCGACGCTGATGCCGCCGCTATCGTACCGAATGATTTCTGCCGGCCGCCCTTGTACGCGGTTAATCCACGCCAGGCCGCCTGCATCTTGCGTGAGCGCTTGTGCGACGATATCGCGGATCAGTTCAAACCCGCTGGTCCACTCATTCGCCTGGCCGGTGAGTAGCTTCAGAGCGGGAAAGTCGGGAACGTCAACTTCTTGATCGCCGACCTTGCGCTTGACGGTGAGCGCTGAAGTCGCGACGCTCTCAGATATGGACTTTACGGCATTTGCAACAGCCGGCACTGTCAACGCCGTGCTGGCGCTAACCGTCACGCTGCCTGCAACGCCAGCGCCGAAGAGCTCAAGCATCCACGATTCCGGGATTGCGGTTCCTGATTTTTCTTCGATCGGTGCAGCGACAACCGGCGGTGCGGTTTGGGTTTTAAACGGCCACACTTGGCGTCTCCTTCAATTCGTCGCATTTGCGAACGACTTCTTCGACGATGCGCCCGATCGGAAGCACGACGAAAGATGCGGTGGGGATTAGATCGGCAAGGCCTGTAACAACGCGACCGGAGCGTGCCGAGACGGACAGGGCAGGGACCACAAGCAGGCTGTCAGGCGGCGGTGGCTGGCCGAGATACTCGAAGGCCATGGCGACGGCCGTGAGCCAGTCCTTGCCGCCACGCTCAAGCTCATGAGCCAGCCGCAATACGCAAATGTCGCGTGGCGAGAACCAGCGGCGGCTCTTCCGTTTTTCAGAGAATAGAACGTCGACTGCCTTGGCGCGGTGCACCTGCCAATCGAGCGTTGCGCGATGGAGGCCGGCAAGTTGCGCGGCCTCAGCTACTGTGAAGTCGCGGTCGGTCCAGGCCATCGAGGGCCTCCTTTGATTTCCAAGAATTTCGAATGGGCAAAAAAACGGAAGCCGCGCCACCGTTGCAGAACGCTCCGGCGAGCCGCTCGGTCAACCGACCGAGAACGGTCGGGATGGTTTGTCGGCGCAGTACATCCGTGCTCGACAAAGGGTCGCCGTCGACGCTGCACGCATGTCCCGAACATGCAGCGCTTAACCGCGAAGGAGCGCGGCGACGGCTCTCGCATCCGGCAGAACGCGAATTTTCGGTGAGCGACCGCGCGCGGCCACCCACCAGGGGAAAGGTGACAGCTTCCCCAAAACGCGAAAGGCGCCATCGCTGGCGCCCTTCTTCCTTCCCTGTATCCCATTGGGGTTTTAAATCGGGGTACCCCAAAGAAAAGTCAGGCGGCCTCACGCTGTTGCCGCCAGTAACGATCGACGATTCCGAAGCCGTCGAAAATGCGCGCCCGAGCCTCGCCCTTCGCTCCCTTGCTACCGGCGCCGAGCCGTGCACCGATCTCCGCAAGCGTGAGACCATCGACAACAGCCCATTCGAAGCCGTCAAGAATCGCGGGCACATAGGCGAGACGGTAGCGCAGAACGGCCAGCTCTCGTTTGGCGTCGATGCTTGCAATAAGCGGCGAGTCGCCTTGCCATTTCTTTGGCACTGGCGCGGATCGCGTTTTCGTTTCCGAGCCTGCCATGACGATCCGCCGAGGCGCTGTGTCCATATTCGCCTTGCGGCCGGTTAAGACCTTGACGCCCTTGTCCCTGCCTTCCTCGTCGAAATCGTGCACGACGTAGAGGTCGGTGGCTTCCCGTCCAGTCAACAATGGCGTCTCCGCCGTGTCGTGCAGGTCGCGATATCTCTCGGCCAACGCTAGGCAGTGCTCGTTCTTTTCGGTTCGCAGCAGTTTTGCTAGTGGCCAGTCGTGATTGTCGTTTGCCGCCTGCCCGCTGTATCGGTTTGAGGAGGCCCATACAGCATGCAACGCGAGGCGGCGTTCAACGGACGGCCCGTCGCTAGGTAGGCGCACCGTCATACCGCGCGCCTTAATGCGGGTGCGGGCCGGTTGCCATTCGTCGGCGCCATCGACCATGGCAGGGAGAGTGTCGCGCCTGTCGAAAACAGGCACATTGTCGTTCGCGTGTTCCAATATGTCACCTCTGGAAAAACGTGGCTCTGTTTGCCGCTGTGAGCGGTGTGGCGGGCTGTTTAGGCTCTTTTTGTTATTGGCCGCTTGAGCGGCTCTGGTGTTGGAGACTTTATCCGTATCTCTACATATAGTGGTTTGGCGAATGAAAATCGCTAAATCCATTAACCGTGGACGCATCGAAAGCGTCAAGGGGCGCGCCAAAAAGCGGTCAGAAATTTACCGCCGAGCGGTTTAGGTGTTCGAGTATCTGGGAGGTCGTCAACAACAAGGATGACCCGTATGACCTTCCTCTCACTTACATGATGATCGCCGCCTCCTATTTCGCGGCCGCTATGGCGCTAAGCTTGCCGCATTGAGCGGTGGGAAACTTTCTGCCGAGCCATTGACCAACAGCGTTGCGACCTTCAAATGTAATCGCAACTCGGAACAGCCGCGTGCCGATGGCCACCACCCTTGCTGTATGCTGAATGGGAAAAAGTCATCACACTGGTCTAATTGTGCGCTAGGCGGCTCATCAAGGTCCACAGCACACAACGATATGGAAGGAGGCGTCATGAACGCTGTCTTGCTTATCGAGGCCAACCAGTCGGAGAAGTCTTTCCGATTGTGCTTCGCTGTGAAAATCAGCTGGGCCTCAATCGTCGGGCTCTTCTCTTAACCTGGGCAACGAAAGCCCTCTTGCGAAAGCAGGAGGGTTTTTTGCCGCCCAAGCGTGCTTGCGCACACACGAGTTTCGTTTTTACATTCGCTGCCGGAGGGGTGGATATCATTTCATGAGGGGTCTTGATGATGTTACCGCTCGCGGTGCGAGTCTAAAGGGGATAGTCAGATACTCTGCACCGCTAGAGTTCAATATGGCTGCTGCCGGTTGGATTGCGGTTGTGGCTAACTGGCTAGTCGAAACCCTTCCCGAGAGCGGCTTCGCGGCGGAATGGGCTGCGCTGCCCGCGATCGATCTCGGTCTACCTTTGAGTAATCCATCTAGTGCAACGCGGGAAATAACAGAAAGGTGTATCGATCAACGCCTCAAGTGGCTCGCCTCGCTGCCTACAAAGGCTGTCCTTCGAGCCGCTTCTACGCCTGAGCAAGTCAATAGCCAGAGCCTGCAGACCGGCCGGCGTGAAGTAAAGCTCGCCCTAACATCCCGGGCTGTTGTTGATCCTGCCAGGATTGAGGAACTACGGAAGCTATCGTCGACAAAATTTGATCTCACGAAGTTGATCCGCCTTTGTGAGGAGATGAATCTCGCCTTCGCCACCGAATCATACTTGGCCATGGCCATGTTGACACGCGCCATTGTCGACCATGTTCCGCCGATCTTTGGAATGAGGAATTTCAGCGAGGTCGCTAACAATTATCCAGGTTCCAATTCGGTGAAGCGTGAGCTGAAAAATCTAGAAACGACCTCACGAAACATCGCGGACCTTCATTTACATTCGCAAATCGGACGCAAGGAGGTCCTGCCGACGATCACGCAAGTGGATGCTTCTAACTCGCTCGACCTTCTTCTCAGTGAGATCATTGTTAGAATGAGCGGTGAGCACTGAGGATGGGTTTTCACCCGCAGCCCTAAAGTCGGGCCTCCACGTGGCTCGGGTTTCAACTGCTGCGGCACCTCAATTTTGCGGCACCACGATTTTCTTACACACCACCGCGGCACACCCCGCCCCATAAAGGGTGCGGGGGTGGTGCCGCAGGTATTGTGGCACTTGCGGCACGTGCTTTGCGGCACCTCAATCTCGTGGTGCCGCAGCCGGTTTGATGTGTGGCGAGACACGCCGGTAAGCGTCTTGGATTTGGACTATTTCGAGCTCTCCTGCATCGATCCAGGCGGCGAGCATGGCCTTCACTTGCCGCTTGCTGTCTTTGTCTTGCACGTCCAGATCGAAGAACTCGCCGACCAACTTACCGGCCCAATTGTTGGCCTGGTCGCTCGCCTTGAAATCGCTTGCGTCGAGTCTCGCCTTTAATCCTGCCAGCGTTTCGGGCGGCACGTCAGAGATAAGCGACGCACGCTCTTCGGCAGCGCGCAGGGCGACGGCGTCTCGCGACGGCCAGTGCCAAGCCTCAACAACGCCGATCTCGTCGCCAGCTTTAAGCAGCCCTCGGCCGTTGTTCAGCGCCACGGAGACGAACCGTCGCCATTGGCTGTTGCCGCTGGCGATCATGTTGACTTTTCCGAAGTCGACTCGGAAGTAGGAGCGATGATTTTCGACACCTGCCTTCTCTGCCTCTTCCTTCGTCATCACGTTGAAGACGCGCATTGAGCGCACTTTGTCTTTAAAGGCGCCGCCGCCTCGCGCGCTATCCGCTGTGACTTCGCCTTGGTTCTTCGCCACGTGATGCACCAGTTCGATACTGCAGTTCGCTTCGTCGGCCACTCTGGTCCAGGCGGCAGCGACGCGCTGCATGGCGCCGTTGTCGTTCTCTTGAGCTTCATGCGTTGAGACGAATGGGTCGATGATTACCACGTCGATTTCTCGCCGGCGGATCTCCGCAACCATGTCGCCGATAAACGGCTCGACCACCTTCAGATCGCGCCCTTCCTGGCGAGCGATGACAAACTGCTGATCACGGCCCGAGTCAGTAAAGAGCCTGCCGCCGATCTGCTCATTCGTGACCGAGAAGTGCTTCGCCGCGGCATGAAAGCGCCGATCGATTTCGTCCTGCGGATCTTCCGCGTTGATCCACCAGACGCGCAGCGGCTTTGTCAGCGGACCCCCGGGATCCAGCAGAGGACGGCCCGTCACCATTGCAAGCGCCTCAGAAATGGAATGCGCGGTCTTTCCGCCGCCGCCGGGTCCGACAGATGCGGTCACGTATCGCCGGATGTAATGACGGCCAAACAGCCAGTCGCGCTGGGGCAGCGCCGCAGGGTCGCCAAGGCTGAACGGCTTTGCGGTCAGCGGCTTCGGCACCTCTGGCAACTCAATGTACTTGGAGAATAGCTTGTTGACGAACAGAGCCCTCCCGTCTTGCATAAGACGAATCTGGCCAGCCTTGTTGTCGACCACGGCGCCGTACACTCCATCGGCCGTGAGGATCGTGTCTTTCCCGCCGAATGCTTCAAGATATGGCAGCAGCCGCTCGTCGTAAGATGGCTGGTTATCGTTCGCAGCAACTGGCGCGGTACGCGACTCTTCGAACCTCGAAGCGATGGCCTCTAGCTTGAGACTCATTTTTGACGGAGGAACGTCAGCCACCGGCTTCAGGGGGTCGGCCAGCGGCAGACCGAGCATGTCTTCGATGGACAGATCGTCCGCGATTGCTTCCATGATCAAATCGACGGCCCGCTCGCAAGGCTCGCCGTCGATCTGGCGTATCTCTGGCGTTCCGTAGCGCCAGTGCGTCAGGACAGAAACGTCGTTGCCCTTGCCGATAAAACGCGCGAAGCTATCCGTGAGGACGGCAAGGCGGGGAATGTCTTCATCCGTGAAGTCAGACCAGTGATTGACGCGCTCCAGATTGTCGCGCGTGGCGTTCTCCCAATCCGGTTCACCGTCCTTGAATGGCATCAGAACCGCGTCGCCAGAAAGCTGCCAGCAGAAGCCGCTGAATTCTTTCCATGCTGTGCGACGTTCGTGGGTTTCGATAACTTCTTTACTCTGCGCGTTCATTGACGGTTTCTCCGGCTAGTGCTGCCAATGCGGCGCGGATGAGTTTCTCGGCGAAGATGGGGGCGAACGTCGCCACGTTATTCGTCGAGGTATGCGGCGGATAGACCCGATGGCCTCGCGGGGTTTTCACGAGCTTCAGCCCGAACATGCGGATATCCGGCGTCAACTGCACGTCGAAGCGTGCGATGGTGTTGCCGCTGCCAGGTTCGGTGCGGATTTCAAGGATTTGCATCGGTTCTCCTATGGGTGGGGGTTATGCTGCCGATCGGGCGGCGCGGTTTGTGGTTACTTAGGATAGCCGTCTTCGCCGAACTCAATAATCGGCCCGGTCCTGACTGGCGTGGGTTCGGCCATGACGGCCTCAACCGCCAGAATGGCCATTTGGGTCTCGGCAAGCTGGCGCGCCGTGGATGGGCTCAGGTCGCAGTGAAGCTGAAAAACGAAATCGCGTCGGTACTGTTTCAGCTGCTGAAGCAGGTCTGCATAGTCGCGCGTCATGCTGCGGCCCCTTCCTGCTCGGCAATCCAGGCCAGAAGGCTCGACTTGCGGGCGCACACCGTTTCACCGATACGAAAGTGCGGAAGGTGGCCTTTCGCAACTGCGTGGTAAACGGTCCGCCGCGGCAACCCGAGATATCCCGCGATGGCGTCGGCACCCCGCAGCATGTCCGCCGCCAGATTGTCATTGGCTGCTTTCATTATTTTCGTCTCCTTCGCATTTTTCGCTTGACAGCATTTGTTAACAGAGGTAGAAATTTGACATGAGAGATAAAATCTCGCGGAGAGTTTAGTGCTTAACGATTGTTGATAGTACTTCCTTACAATTTTGTCAAGCGAAATCTCGCGTATTCCGTTTGTTGCTAAAAATCCGTTAGTCATGTAACGCTCTCCTTATCCCCAGCGCGGAGAGCAAAATGGCAATCAGACATCGAGAGTGGATCACCGAGAAGGGCACCAAGGGCAGCGCCTGGGTGGTCGACTATTACAGTCAAGTGGGCAAGCGGCACGTGAAGTCGTTCGCCAAAAAGAAAGACGCACTTGCCTTCGAGGCAAAGACGCGCATTGAAGTCAATGGCAAGGTTCACGTCGCCGACAGCGAGACAGTCACCGTTGCCGAGGCAGGCAAGTTATGGCTGGCCGCATGCGACGGCTTAGAGCGCTCAACGGTGGCGCAGTACACGCAGCACCTGAACTTGCACATTGCGCCGCTCATCGGCAAAAAGAAGCTCACCGAAATCACCATTCCAGCGGTGCGAGCCTTCCTTGACAAGCTCAAGGCCGAAGGCAGATCCGACGCCATGGTGCGGGCCGTGCGTGTATCGCTTGGCTCTCTGCTTTCTGATGCACAAGAACGCGGCTTGGTTATCCGCAATGCCGTGAAGGACATCGGCCGCGCCAAGGGCAAAGCAAAAGCCGCGGCACGCCATAAAGAACAAGTTACCGTCGGCGTCGATATCCCTACGCCTGAAGAAGTGCGCGCTATGCTGGCCAAGGCGGAGGGCAAGCCGCGGGTCTTTATGATGACAGCCGCCCTCACCGGCATGCGCGCCAGCGAACTGCGCGGGCTGCGGTGGGCTGATGTGGACTTAAAGAAAGCAGAAGTCACCGTGCGCCAGCGCGCCGACGCCTATCACGAAATCGGCTCGCCGAAGTCGGCAAAGGGGCGCCGCACAATCCCCCTCCCCGCCAATCTCGTCGCTGCGCTTAAGGAATGGCATAAGGAGTGCCCTTCCGGCGAACTGGGGCTTGTGTTCCCGTCTGGCACCGGCAACATCGAATTCCACGCCAATATCGTGAAGCGCTGGTATCACCCGCCGCAAATCGCTGCCGGCGTTTCCGTCAACACTGGCGACCTAGACAAAGACGGCAAGCCCATCGTCGCGGCAAAGTACTCCGGTCTTCACGCGCTCAGACACTTCTACGCGTCGTGGCTCATCAACAGGCCAGAAGATGGTGGCCTCGGCTTGCCGCCCAAAGTGGTGCAAGACCGCATGGGACATAGCTCAATTCAAATGACGATGGACGTGTACTCGCATCTGTTCCCAAAGGGCGACGACGCGGGCACGATGGACAACGCCGCCTCCGTTCTCGTCGGATAGTGACAAGGTGGTGACAAATCGTCAAATAGCTATTTAAAATCAATGTTAGCTCGAATACTCTGACTCCGTTAGTCCTGGTTCGAATCCCCAGCCAATTCTCCCTAAAAGCCCTTAATTCCTTGATTTTCCAGTCGTGCCGGATATCGTTTTGGCGTCATTGGCGACCTGATGCCCAGAAACTGGTGCCCACAGGTGATGCCCCCGCGAAACGTGCGCGGCGGCCTCGCCGGTGGCAGGCAAGGGCAACATAGCCTTGGCAGTCCGCCACGACGTCGAAAATCTCATTCGCCGCGGCAACATCTTCTACTGGCGGGCTCTATCTTGGAGCCTCAATGCCTGATTGGGTGCGCGACACTGCCGTCAATATGCTGCTGAGCTCAACACAGTAAGCGCTCATCTCTTGAGGTGCCAGTAGAAGGTCTTGAAACAAGCCGAACGGTTGACCCAAAAAGGGCGCAAAGAGCTCGACCGCCGGTGTATGCTGACCGCCGAGCTCTTCTAAAGCATCTTCAGGCGAATGGAGCGACACCACTCGAGTCAGCAAGACCATGCGTCTTCCTGATCAAATCGCCTGCGCGCTCTCCGATGACGACACACGGTGCCATCGTGTTTCCGGTGGTGATACGCGGCATGATAGAGGCATCTGCGATACGAAGACTTTCAACCCCGTAGACCTTGAGCTCGTTATTGACCACGGACATGCTGTCGCGTCCCATTTTGGCCGTGCAGGACTGGTGCCAGTAAGTGACGGCCGACTTTCGGATGAAATCGATCATCCCTGCCCGGTCTCGCGTGCCCGGCACTGCTTCGCACGCGACCAGCGGCGTGAAGGCGTCGCTATTTCCGAGTTCGCGACACAGCTCAACCGCTGCCAAGGCTGCAGCCACGTCTTCCGGCTCACTGAGAGAGTTTGGTTCAATCAGGATAGGGTCGTTTGTATTGGGGCCGGAGAGCCTCAGCCGGCCACGGCTTTTCGGCTGCGCAAGCCCTGAAAACATCGTCCAGCCATGCGCCGGGGTTTCCAGACCTGTCTCCACCGGCGAAGGTACGGCGAACTCCAACTGGCACTGAAGAATGTCCGGCTGAGAGAGGCGGGAGTCGCTTTTCCAATAGAGTTTTGCTTCGCAGCCTCCCCCGCCGATGCCTTCCGGCTTTCGATATGCCCACGTGCAGCCGAACGCGAGATGATCCTGATGGTTTCGACCCACACCCGGAAGATGCTGCACGACAGATATCCCGTGGGCCTTCAGCTCGTCCCGCGGGCCAATGCCTGACTGCATCAGCACCTTTGGCGTGTTGATAGCACCCAGCGACAATACCGTTTCGCATCGCGCAGTGAACGCGCACCGTTGACCGTTGACGAGAACGTCGACGCCTGTCGCCCGTATGCCATCGAAGATGATGCGCGTGACCAACGCGTCGGTTAGGACCGTTAGGTTTGGTCGTGACATGAGCGGACGAACATAAGATCCGAATACGGACTCCCGCTTGCCATCCCGGATGCGCAGTTCTGCGATCGATGCACCTCCTCCACTTTCCATCAGTTCGCCGTTTGGAGTGTCGAATACCGGAATTCCTATCGCCGACGCAGCGTTCAGCAAAGCCTCTGCGATAGGCTGCGGCGAACATGGCTGGGCGACATATACCGGCCCTCCAGCGCCGCGGCGTACAGCATCTGGCGTGCCGCGCCAGTCTTCAATTCGCCGATAGTAACCGAGAACCGATTCATAGCCCCAGGCTTCATCGCCCGCTTCGGCAGCGAAATAATTCCAGTCTTCCATGTGGCCCCGCGCCCAGACCATCACGTTGATGCTCGATCCGCCGCCCAAACCCTTGCCCATGCTGAGAGGTAGCCGCCTACCGTAGAGCTCAGGCGCCGGCTCTCCAACGAAACCCCAGTCACGGCTCGTGCCGAGATTGAGTGGCCATTGGGCCGGGTCTCTAACAGACTCGGCTACGTCATCGCCGCCTGCCTCAAGAAGCAA